GCTCAAGAATCTCGGAAACCATGTCGGCTTCCGCTTGTGTAGCCATAAACCCTCCTCCCTTGAGCTGAGATGCTCACTCAACGGGCGGCCCCTAAGGGCCGACCCGCTCAGAGTTGTCTCAGATCTCCTCGCCCGAGAAGGCCATGCTGTAGCCCTCCCAGTTGTCCACACCGGCCGCCTCCAGGAGGGACAGCGTGTCGTCGCGCTCTCGCAGCTCGGCGAGATTCTTCTCCAGTTCCTGGATCTTTGCCACCAGTTCCGCGTTCTCGACAGCCTTGTTCAGGAGCTCGGACTGGAGAGCCTCGAATTCCTCACGCGCCACGGGCTTGGGCTTGGGCTGGCGACCGTACTTCGCACGTGCCGCAGCCAGATCGACCACTCGGTAGTAGAGCGTGCGACCCTGCTGGCCCTGCACCTCCGCCTCACCGGCCGCAATGGCCTTGTCGAGGTGGTTGGAGAGCGTGGCGGGCGTCTTGTCTCCGAGCTCACGGGCGTAGTTCACGACGGAGTCGATCTGCTCACCGTGCTCGTTGAAAAGCTTCATGATTGTTCCTACCCTCTTCCCATTGATACCACTGTGGTATCGGGTCAACATCCGGGCCAAAGCCCGGATGCTCACCTTGAGTACAGTGGTTACTTCTCGTATCCAGCTTCTGTCTTCGCGATTCCGACGGAGTACATGGCGCCGATCGCCACACGACCGGCGAACACGGAGACAGCCCATGACGCACCGATGTCCTGGAGGGACTGCGCCATTCGCATGATGAGCAGTGCGTCATCCGTGAAGAAGATGTTCTCCTCCGCGAGCTGCTTCACTGCGCCACTCCACGAGTCATACCGACCGACGTGCTTGAGAACGCCGAGCTTGCCGAATGCCTGACCGATGATGCACATCGGGATGCGCTCACCTTCGTAGAACAGGTCTCCACCGACTTCGTGGCGCTCGCCCTCCGGGTAGGCCCAGTTCTGGCACGTGCTGCCGGACCAGCGCTCACCATTGATGGCTTCGTACACGTCACCGTACCCGTAGTCCTTGTCCTTGTCTTCGACGAGAGTATCGAAGATGTGAAGGAGCTCGGACGAGTCGATGATGCGCTTCTCGTTGGACATGATCACTCTCTTCCCCAACACCAGTGTGGTGCTGCCTGAACCGGCATGTCTCAGGCATGCGCGGCTCAAGTTAGCCACAAGGCTACGGTGTGCGCTTCTCGCACAGCCATACGTTCCACTCTTTGTCCTTCGGATCCCACATGACCCTGAAACAGTGAGTGTTGAGCTTTCCCCAACTGCGGAGCATCTTGCCCCCGCGATTGATCACCCAGTCGTTTGCGGTGGATTGGTCGTTGAACGATGCAATCCACCGCACAATCTTGGAAGCCACTAGAGCCTCTCCGAACCTGCCATGATGGCACTGTTGATCGAGTTGTACCGAGTGGGCATGTGCTCCTCATTGGGCAGCCTTACCCACCATCCCGCACCATGTCCCCATCGCTGGGAGATGCGGAATACCGGGCGCACCTGTCCTGCGAGATACACATCCCTCTCCAGTCCGTTCACCTTCTGAGTGGTGAACTGACAGCGGGAGAAGGCTGCCCTGCGGGGTGTGGACTTAACGGCCAAGCTTCACCGCCATGTAGACGTGAACATCCGACGGACTGACCCTGAGGATCTCGCCGAGGCGGTTCTTCAGGATCTGTTCGGTGTCGTTACCGTTCACGTAGACAACACGTGACTTGATAGCGTCATCGCTTCCGATGGTGTACTCAGCGTCCCATGTACCGGGGCCGGAGCCCCGGAGGGTTGCAGGTCGGTTAGGCGACATGTCCCCACACCTCCACGTGTGCATCAGCAGGGTAGTCGATGGTGTACTTTCTGCCACTCATGACGAGTTCCGTGAGGACAGTGCACTGATCGCCGTGCATGATGACACCCTGGACGTAGGCAAGATCGATAGCCTCATCCTTGGAGTTCATGCACTGCACCAGATCGCCCCTACTGAGCAACATGATTGCTGTAGATGCCATAATCTCTCCCCTTTCACCAGCCTGAGCGGCTGATAGAACCGGCGCCTCTCGCGAGACACCGGCTCGACTGTCGCTCAGATCAGCACTCTTCTGCATCCGGGACCGTGGGGCCCCAGAGCCGCTTACGCCACTCCGCCTCGAACGCGTCGTTCATCTCACCCGTCCCGTCGAATCCGAAGTAGCGGGGGAAGAGGCTGTGGTCACAATCCGCACAGCACCAGGCTGTCACGGCGCACTCCGGGAGGTCTTCCCACTCGCCAGCTTCGGTGATCGCCTCCTCCAGTCGGCTTGTGCCGCCGGAGTAGGAGCCGTACACCTGTCCCAAGATGCAATCCTGGACGTCATGGTGGTGGTACGTCTCCCGGTCGATCTTGTCTCGCCAGTTTTCGGGGCCGTAGGTGTCCAGCAGGTCGATCCCACGGGACACGGCGTCCTCGATGACGATACCGTTGATCTCCATTGAAACTCCCTTCCCTTCGATGCCACGCGGCACCGGGACAAACAGCGCGCTTCAGGCGCGCTGCCTCTCCTTGATTGCGTGACTGTCAGCTGAGACGACGCTTCCACTCGTTCGTCAGTGCGTCGCTGGCCGTGTGGGGGTCGGCGCAGAATCCGTACTCTTCCTCATCGAAGTCATTTTCGACGTTCGAGAGGATCTCCGATCCCTGGCTGTAGTCTCCGAAGATCTGGCCCAGGATGCACCACCGGACGGACGCCAGATCGAGCATGTCGGTGTCGATCAGCTTGCGCCAGTTCGGGATGACACGGCCAAGGAGATCCATACCCTTGTCGACCTGCTCCGAGACATTGCTCGGGTCGATGGCGCCCTCTTCGATCATGGTGTTGACCCGCGACACCGCATCCCAGTGGCGTGCGGTGGCGCAGATGTGGAGCTCGCCCGACTTGAGTTCGTCCTCAGAGTCGTTGTAGAGGGTCCACGTCCAGTCCTCGCAGGTGTAGGCGGTACCGAAGGTTCCGCCGCCCACCTTGTCGATGGCCATGATGTAGTCCGAGTCGTTGATCACGACGGCGAACACGAGCTCATGGTTGTTGAGCATGATTTCCCTCTTCCCTTAGGGTTTTCATGGGTAGACCCGACACAGTGTGCAGGATCTAGACCGGACACAGTCCGAAGACTGTGTCCTGCCCGGTGGGACGTAGGTACGATTCACCTCGAAACCATCCGAAGATGGTTGAGAGATAGCCTCGATCATGTCCCACCTAGGGAAGAAAGGGGGTTTGAAGGCCTACCCGCCTAGGTTCAGGCTAGGTTGCCAGCTATATGCAGTTCTCAAGTGGGCTCGCGCCCTCACGTGCGTTCCCTTTCGCGCCAACATGGGCGGGTCCGGTCCTACAGGGTTGTAGCCCCTGATGGGCACCCTCTCGGGCATATTGCAGATCTTTGGCCAAGTGGTGCACCCGGGAGCCTGTTTCCCGCCTTGCTGTCCTGCGGTTCGATCCTTGCGGATCTGGGTTTCGCTGTCAAGACCCCAGTTTCGGGGAGTTTCGAGCGGTCTTGCTTGACTCGAACCTAGCGGCTCTCGCCTTGCCTGTCTAGACCCCAGTTTCAGGATCTTTCTTGGCTTGTCGCCGGTTTCGCTGGCGACATGGAAGACATTGGGTGTTACCAAGGGTAACGTGCAAGCCCACATTTGTATCGACTTTTGTCTTTGCAGGTCAGAGGGTGTTTCAGGCCCTTCGCGCGGCAAAAGGACAGGGATACGAACCAATCACACCCCTCGAAGGGGTGTGCCGCACACCCTCTGACCTGCGCAAACAGGGGTTCCCGAAGGGGTTGGGAAACCGCTCTCTCAGGGGAGCTGAGAGCAGCTGGCGTGCCCGAATGGGCACCCGGACTATCCGTTCCACTGGAGGTGCTAGCTGACATGTGCTAGCGGGTGGCCCTTCTCACTCGCCCACGCGCACGCGTAGAGAGCACATGGGACAGGCTTGCCCCCAGAAGGACCTACAGGGGGTCACAGGCGGCCCCATAGGGCCGCCCTGGTCTCATCTATCCAGAGGCAGGCTCACAGGCCGTTCTGGGGCCCTTCCAGGGCTTCTCTCAATGAGTGAGTAGTTGAACCTTGAACCAAGTCGCCGGCAATCAGGTTTGTGCGAGCTTTGTACCCTAACTGTCATGGCAAAGAGAGAGCGCCCCGAGGGGCGCTCCTCTGGTCTAGACCTCTCGTCTCATGCGTGCACGTGCATCCAGCCGTGTGCGCACGAAGTTGTCCACGTTCCTCAGCCTGTCTCGCCCCCCTTGCTGGTCCTGGGCGGCGGTCTCCGGGTCGTACAGGCCGTACTTCTTCTCAAGGGTGACCAGGTAGCTGTGTCTGAGCTTGGGGGTGGACGCGTTGGTCCACCCGAGGAACTGGTTTCCGCTGATCATGGCGTATCGCCCGACCTCGGGAACGAAGAACACGCCCCTCAATCAAAACCTCCGGAGGATGAACCGGGCCACGCGCTGACGCGCGGTGGCCTTGGGAGCGGGAGAGGGAAGGGTCACGAAGGGAGCAGCGGCCAGCTTCTCAAGGGCAGCCACCACGGGGCAGACCTCACGGTCACGGTCGAATGCCGCCACCAGGTCAAGCCAGGCACCTTCGGCGTTCGCGTTGTCCGCTGCCTCAAGCTGCTGAGCGTTCATCGCTGCCTCCCTCTCTCGCGTATGTGTGTTGCGCCGCACACGCTGCCCCTACGTGGGCTCACGCGTCAATACCCATGCACACGATCACTCCCATTCATTCACACTTTCTCCACATGTGTAGGGCTCGCCCCGAAGGCGAGCCCCTTACAGTCATGTGTATTCATGGATATTGGTCCTTGCATCCGAATGGACTAGACCACATAGCCCAAGTGGACTAGACCAGCGTGGTCACCTGCCTGTATAGATGGGCGTCTATATGAAAACCATTGCCAATAAGACATGGATAGTGGTGCTGCCCATGTGTGTGCGTCTACACGTGCGTAGACAGGGATGGTGGGCAGGGGTCTATCGCCCTCACCATGTGACATTGCACAGGCCCCATGGCCACACATGTATGCACATGCGCTCACATGCATACACATGCACGCACCAGGCGTGGTCTAGACCACATGTGATCAGAGTGGTGTAGACCAATGGTCCAGACCGCGGTATAGACCAATTTGGACAGTGGTCTAGACCTCTCCGACCAGTGGTGTAGACCAATGGGCCCACAGGTCTAGACCGGTACCCGGGGGTTTTAAATCGCGGCTCTGGGTGGGTGGGTCAGTCCCCTCACAAATGTTGCATAAAGACTGTGACCTACGTCACACCATGTACGAACGACCCTTGTCCTGCTTGGCCTCTGACTACGTTACCAAATCGTTACAAAGATGTTTGTCCCATAGGTGTCCGGTGGACTACGTATATATAGTGGGGGAACCAGTGAACACATGTGCTCATGGAGCGAAGCTCGTGGGAGGCGCCCCCCTGAAGGGGCGCCTAGACATCACACATCCTCACTGCGCTCATGGAGCAACAGAGTGCACATGCTTACATGGTCATCATGATGTGCATGCCTGATGCTTGGGCAGCCCTAGGGGGCTGCCCTCATGCATGTAAAGTGAGTAAAGTCCTTAGGCTTGCTAACCACCTGCTCTGTGGTATTTATCCCCCGCTCAAAAAAGCGGCCCCCTGAAGGGCCGCTGTGAAGCATGTCAATCATGAGGTAACTATGATCAGGGAGCTATCCACTCCACAGAAGAAGTCGGCGTTTCACAGGCTTGTCCAGGCTGGCGTTCCCCGCACTAAGGCTGCGGATGAAGTCGGTGTAACACTTCAGGCTGTAAGCTACTGGCGTCGACAGGACGCCGAGTTCCGTGCAGCGGATGACAGGCTCAGGTCTGTACGGCTTGAAGTGGAGTCGTCCGCAAGGGACGACATGCCGGACTTCGAGGAGTTCTGCCGTAAGTACCTGGACACGCAACTGTTCAACCATCATCTTCAGTGGGTGGACTGCCTTGAGGGGCGAGAGCCCCGCAACCTGCATGAGAACCAGGTGTACATCAAGGGAGAGCCCGAGTTCCTTCTGATCAACACTCCACCGGAGCATGCGAAGTCCACGACGATCACGATGAACTATGTGACGTACCGGATCTGTGATGACCCGAACATCCGTATCATCATCGTGTCCCAGACTCAGGAGATGGCGAAGAAGTTCCTTCGAGGTATCAAGGACAGGCTCTCGTCCCCGAACCCGAACTACCGCAAGCTCCAGATCGACTTCGCTCCGGATGGAGGGTTCGCCGCCAATGCGGCGAGCTGGACTGCTGACTCCATCTATGTCAGCTCGGACCTTCGAGACTCCGGCGAGAAGGACCCGACCGTTCAGGCCCTCTCCATCGGTGGTCACATCTATGGATCCCGAGCGGACCTGATCATCCTGGACGACTGTGTTACTGGCAAGAACGCTCATGAGTATGAGAAGCAGATGGACTGGCTTCAGCGAGAGGTCTACAACCGACTCTCCTACCCAGGAGGAGTCTGCCTACTTGTGGGAACTCGACTCGCTCCGACTGATCTGTACGGAGAGATTGTCAAGGACGAGTACTACGGCGAGGAGGAGTCCCCGTGGACTTACCTGACTCAGCCTGCTGTTCTTGAGTTTGATGAGGATCCGAAGAAGTGGGTCACCCTGTGGCCGTTCACCAACAGGCAGCCCGTCTCCAAGGTCGGCAAGGCTCTTGTTGAAAAGACCAAGGACGGCCTGTATCCTATGTGGACAGGCACGGCGCTCAAGAAGCGCCGAGCATCCATGAGTCCCCGAAACTGGGAACTCGTCTACATGCAAGCACAGGTGGTTGATGATGCGATCTTCCCGGAGAAGGCGGTCCTTGGTTCTGTTGACGCAGCCCGGCAGCCAGGGCCTATGCCTCCAGGTACGGCCCAGGGGCGCCCCCGTGGCCTTGAGGGTTGCTACGTCGTTGGTGGGTTCGACCCGGCGGTTACTGGTAATTCGGCTGCGGTTGTCATCGCGATGGATCGAGCTACGGGTATCCGGTGGGTACTGGATGTTTGGACCAGGCCTACGAAGCCGGATGACATCTTCGACAAGATCAAGGAGTGGACGGTAAAGTATCGCATGAACGAGTGGCGTATCGAGAAGAACGCCATGAACCTCATGGTGACCCAGAACCGAGAGATTCGGTCCTTCCTGGCATCCCGAGGGTGTCTTCTGAGGGAGCACTTTACCGGAAGCAACAAGTGGGACGCGGACTTCGGAGTCGCGTCCATGTCCATGCTGTTCGATGGATACGAGAGTAAGAAGCAGCTCATCCGCCTGCCCAATAAGCAGGCGGAGGGAGTCAAGGCTCTCATCGGTCAGCTTGTCACCTGGGAGCCCGACGAGCCTGGACGCAAGTCCAAGCGCAAGACCGACTGCGTCATGGCTCTCTGGTTTGCGGAGATCCGATGCAGGGAGCTTGTCGATGAGGTCAGCAAGCAGGAGGAGTACCACTACTCCAACCCTTACGCATCCGAGCGGGACAAGAGGAAGCAGGCCGTGATCGATCTGGACTACATGGCCCAGGCTGCAATGCATGGCGACAGCACGATGAACTGGTGGTCGGGATGAAATTCAGCGAGCGAGCGGCTGACAAGTTAGCCGGAGTGATGGGATCGTGGAAGTTCGTCCTGAGTCAGGCAACCTTCCTTACTGCCTGGTTTGCCTGGAATGGTTTGCACATGACCGGGGCGTGGGACCTGTACCCGTTCATCCTCGCCAATCTTGTGATGAGCGCACAGGCTGCCTTTGCCACACCGATTCTGCTGATGAGTGGCAACAGGGCGGCGGCTAATGACCGCCGCACCCTACTCGAAGACGTGAAGCTTGACGCTGAGACGCTTGAGCGTATCAAGCGCATAGAGGAGAAGATCAATGAAGTTTGTAAGCCGAGCTGATCTCGGATGGCCAGCGAGCGCGGCGGCCGATTGGCCGACCGCCAAGGG